ATGACGTGATGGCAGGCATCGTCAATCGTGTTGACCGCGACCTGCACGAGCCCAACGTCAACAGCCGAATGTTCGCTGGCAAGTACATTCCCAACGCCGACGAGTTCGCTGCCGAGAAGTTCCGACACTACGTCGAGGCTGCGGTGGCCGACGCCCTCCCCGGCGTGAAGCTGAGCCCGGCCAAGGCAGTGGTGGAGTTCTTCAAGGACCTGTTCAATACGTTCGCCGCCTTCTTCAACAAGGCCAAGGAAGCGAACATGGTCGCCCCGGACGCCCGCGCCGTGGAGTTCTTCGAGCAGATTCGCAAGTACGTCCGCGGTCAGGAAACGAAGGGCGAACTGCGGGCCAGCGGCAAGGACCCGTACCGCGACACCCGCAAGCCAATCCCGGCACGCGGGCAGGAGAACCGGGCGCCCGGCTTGGCGTGGCTGCAGGACCCCATCGCTGTCAAGTACGGCATCGACCTGCTGCCCATGAACACGCCGGCAGCGCGAGCAGAGGCCAAGGCAATCTTGGAGCTGTACAAGCGGGCCAGCGCACCTGACGCACCGTGGAACAACATCGACCCGGCACGCATCGACAGCCTCACGAGCAACAACGTCTTCGACGTGGGCAGCACCTCGCTGACCATGCTGAAGAGCGAGAACCCCGTGGTGCGCATGATCGCGTCCGAGCTGATCGAGTCCCCCAGCGGGGCCACTGGTCGGCGCAGTACCGCAGCCATCGCCAAGTTCATGCATGAGCGGCAGTACATGGGCAACAGCATCAACGACGTGCAGGATGCCTACAAGGAATGGCGCAACGCCAACGGCGGCAACATGGCCGAGGACTTCTTCGGCGGTGAGAAGTGGCGCGAGTTCAACCGGCTGGTCGCAGAGGCCATCGAGAACAAGCGCACCAACACCGGCGCGAGCTACTCTCCTGCAGTGATGCGGGCAGTGGCCTCGCTGGAGCAGGCTTACGAGCGCATGCGTGTTGCCCAGGTGGACGCCAAGACTACCGGATGGGGCGGCTTGCCAGAGTCCAGCGTCGGCTACATGCCGCACCGCTTGTCGGCTGAGGCTGTCCGCAACATGCCGCTGTCCCGCCGTCGCGCCTTCCAGAACGCACTGGTCGATCAGTTCATCACCATCGAAGGATGGGACATGAGCTTCGCCAACGAGCTGGCTGCCAAGTACGTGGACCGTGTCAACGCCCGTGCACTCGGCGGGTACTCTGTGCCGGCCAACGTCCATCAGGTCGGCGCTGCTGACATCGTGGAGGACGCACTCACCGCGATGGGCATGAGCCGCGACGAGGTGCTGGCGCAGATGAAGAAGTACATGCGCGGTGCCGCCGGCCACACCAAGGGCCGACTGCAGCTGGACCTGACCCGGCAGTACCCGGACGGCGACGGGGTGTTCACACTCATGGACCTGTTCGAGACTGACCAGATCAACCTGTTGCGCCAGCAGGCACAACGGGTCAGCGGTGAGGTGGCCCTGTCGCGTCACGGCGTGATGGGCAAGCCGGGCCTGCAGCTCCTGCGACGTGCGATGGAAATGGGCGACACGAATCTCCGTGCTCAGCCCAAGGAAGTCGAGGCGTTCGATCAGGTGGCTGCCGAGCTGCTGGGCGACCCAATCGGCAACTACGGCGGCAAGTGGCTGAACCGTGCAATGCAGTTCACCAGCCTCGCTCGCCTCGGCGGCATGGGCTTCACCCAGGTGGCGGAGTTCATCAACGCTGCCACAGGCGTGGGGGTAGGCAAGGCGCTCAAGGGCGTCACCAGCTTCGGGCGCCTACGCTCGGAGATTCTGGACTTGGCTGCTGGGAAGCAAGTCAACAATCCTATCCTCGGCAGCATCGAGCAGTTCGGAGGTGCGCAGTTCGGCACCGACGCCTACAAGATGGTCTTCCCGTTCGACAACCCCGGCATGCAGTATCAGGTGAACGGGGCTGACACCATGACGGCGACCGACCGGCTGCTGCGCGGCGGGCTCCATGCCCAAGGCAAGCTGTCTGGCTGGCGTGCGATCCACTCGGTGCAACAGCGTGCTGTCGCTGAGCAGATCGTGGCGAAGACGGCCGAGTTCCTCAACGGGGGCAAGGACATCGACGTGGCACTGCGAGACATGGGCATCACGCCTGATGTGGAGCAGGCGCTGCGTGCGGCCCTGCCGAGCATCGCCAAGTTCGACGGCGCTGGCAAGCTGGTGGAGTTCGACATCACCAAGATGGAGGACACCCAGGCTGCCTTCGACTTCGTGCAGGCGGTGCACCGCGGCGGGCAGCAGATGATCCAGGGCACCTTCGTTGGTGAGACTGGCAAGTGGGCACACGACGGCTGGTTGCGCATGCTGACGCAGTTCCGCTCCTTCTCGATCACCTCGGTGGAGAAGCAGTGGGCGCGTCAGAAGTCCAATCACGGCGTTGTCACTGCGCTGGCGATCCTCGTCGGCAGCATGGCAGCGGCTGCCCCAATCTACATGACCCGCATGTACGTGCAGTCCCTGGGCCGTGAGGATCAGCAGGAGTGGCTGGCGCAGCGCCTGGAACCCCAGGCAATCGCCCGCGCTACGCTGAACTATGTGGCGATGTCCGGCCTTGCCGGCGACCTGCTCGACGCCCTGTCCGCTACCACGGGCATCGGCAAGAGCACGGGAGGCCGCGCAGGTGGCACGACCGAGTTCGTTGGTTCCGTGATTGCTCCGTCAGTTGGCGTGGTTGACGACGTGTGGCGTGCCTTGCAGAATAGCAAGGAAGGTACGGACCCGCACGATCTAGCTAAGGCCCTGCCGTTCTCCAAGCTGCCTGTTGTCGGGGTTGCTATCAACGCGCTGGACGACTAAATCCGGTACACCTATAACTAATACGGCCCCACTCTCACCTCACAACAGGTGGGCTGTGGGGCCTTTTTCGCATGGAGGCCACATGGCTACGAATCTCTACACCCTCGCCAGTCAGAACTGGTGGGAGGCGGACGGCACCTCGGAAGTGTGGCCCATCACATTCGCAGGCGGCTACATCGACCGCGCCCACGTCAAGGCGTGGAAGCGTGCTACTCTGCAGGACCTACCTACGGCTATCCCTGTGACGGACGATATGTTCGTCGGGGACTTTCAGCTCAAGATTTCTCCTCCGGTGCCTGACGGCTGGATCGTTGCGATCTACCGGGATACACCGAAGACAGAGCCCCTGGTTAACTTCCAGGACGGCTCGAACTTCTCCGAGGCCAGCCTCGACACCAACGCACAGCAGGCAGTGTTCATCGCTGCCGAGACGCAGGACTTGGTGACGCTGTCCGTGTTCGACACCGCCGGCATCAGCCAAGGCGCGATCAACACTGCAGCCCAGTCCGCTGCGGCCGCCGCAGTTACGCCGGCTATCAACGCCCTGCGCACTGACATTGCTGACGCCACGGCCCCGGCCAAGGGTGCAGGCATGGTCGGCTTCAACAACGCCATCGCGTACCCGCTGGGCTCTGTCGGCGCGGCTGTTCGTCAGCTCATCGCTACTGGCGGGGGCTCTGGCGGCGGCTCGACAACGACCGGCGTCAACGGTATCTCGATCACGGCGGCACCGTACAACGCGGACAACACCGGCACTGCTGCTGTTGACGCGGCTGCTGCTGCTGCCTTCGCTGCTGTCCCGGACGGCGGCGTGCTGGTCTTCCCGGCTGGCGGTACGTACAAGCTCGGCACTCTCGAAGTGACCGGCAAGAACGTGACGATCTGCGCCGAAGGTGCCAACATCATCTGCACCTCAACTGCAGGCGGCATCTTCAAGAAGGACCACACAACCAACCTCATCATCCAGGGTGGCCGGTGGTTCGGACAAGCAGGCGCGCTGCTCATCAACTACAACTGCGCGACTCCGCCTAGCGGTGCCGCTCGCTTCCCGCTCCGCGTCTACGACGCCTCCTTCGAGTCCACGAACAACTGGTGCGTGAACTTGGTCGAGGTGCGGGAGACTGCATTCACTCGCTGCGAGTTCACCACCACGTCCACGACTTCCACGTCGTTTGCTGGCGGCGTGTACGCACGGAACGCGAACAACCCGTACTTCGTGCAGTGCATCTTCGCCGGCCAGCAGAAGGGCTACGGCGCTCTGATCGACGGCAACGGGAACCCGCGTTCCTGCAACCCGATCTTCATGGCCTGCGAGTTCTTGGGCTGGAAGGACAATCTCGTTATCGAGGGCGTCGATGACTTCCACGTCACCGGCTGCACCATTGACTACGGCGTGTCGAGCAACCTCGTCATCAACGCCTGCGACAATGGCCGCATCCAGGGTGGCTACATCGGCGGCGGTATCGACGGCACGTCGAGCAACCCCGCGCTGGAGTTCAACTCGAAGCCTGCCTCTGGCTGGGACCTGACGGTCAACCGTTGCATCACCGTGTCTGACGTGTCGTTCACGAACCATCAGTTCACCGGCAACAACATGGACATGCTGCGGATCAGCGGCAGTGCAGGGCACTACTCTGGCCTCATCGTCATCAGTGGCTGCCACTTCTTCGGGTACACCCGTTACGGCATCAGCTTCGCCACGGACAAGCAGTTGACCATCCTGGGCAACACGTTCGTCCCGTACTCCGGCTCCGAGCCTGCAATCAGCCCGATCTACAACCAGCTCGGCACCGGCGACTCGCTCGTCCTGATCGCGTTCAACCAGTTCCCGAATCCGACTTCGCTGTCGGGTGCGAACCTGCAGAGCGCCCAGCTGTTCAACAACGGCGGGTACTCCAGCACGACTGGCGCCGCGAGCATGATCTCCCAGGCCAACGGCTTCACCGGCATCGGTGGCTTCGGCTCTGCCTACTGGCACTGGGTCGATGCCAAGGGTCCGGTGCAGCTGGACCGCTACGCCAACCCACCGACCTACCGAGCACGCCGTGCAGCGGGCACCCGTACTACTCCCACTGCTGTCGCTTCTGGCGACGTGGTGCTGGGCATGATCGGCTCCGCCTACGGCACGGCCGCGTTCCAGGACGCGGGCGCGGTGCAGGTGGTGGCTGACGGCCTGATGTCGGACACGAACTCTCCTGGCCGCGTGCGGCTGCTGACCACCCGTGCGGGCACCGTCAACTCGCTGACCTCTGGCCTTGAGCTGGATAGCAACGGCGACGTGTTCGTCAACCCGGTGGCGGCAGGCAGCAACGGCTCTGCGGGTGCGCTGCTGTTCCACGGCACGACCCGCGCCGGCGCCACGCTCGGCGTGTACTACCTGTCAGCAGGTGGCTCGCCCGAGGCGGTGCTGACTGCGAAGCCGGGCAGCATCTGCCTGTCCTCGTCCGGCTCGCTCTGGATCAAGGGCACCGGCACCGGCAATACGGGATGGGGGCAGGCAACGTCCTCGGCTTCCAGCTCGATGGCGCTGGAAGTCACCACAAGCTCGACCACCATCGCCAACGGCGGTGCGTTCACCAAGATCACGTTCTCGACTGTCGTCCGTGACACCGCGAGCGCTTGGGCGAACAACACGTTCACGGCACCTGCCACCGGCACGTACCAAGTGAACGGCCAGATCGCCATTACGGCGAGCGGCGCGAGTGCAGTGAACGAACAGGTGCGTCTGGAGATTTACAAGAACGGTGTCCGCTTCCGCAGCGGCCCGAACTTCGTGGTCCAGAACACCGGCGCCGGCATCAACGGTGCGGTCATGGTCAGTGCACAAGTGTACCTGACTGTGGGCGAGACGATGGAACTGTACGCATTCTGCAACACCAGCGGAGGTAACCCCTCTGCCAACGGGACATCCTTCTCCAACTGGTTGTCTATCTCACGAGGTTAACATGAAGACTGAAACCACCCACGCCGCTGCTGAGGCGATGAAAGCCGCCCCTCCGCTGAGCGTGGGCGGTCTCACCCTCTTCGGCTACCCTCTGTCAGAAGTGGTGCTTGTGCTCACCGCCATCTACACCATCTGGCTGATCGTCGAGAAGACCCCCAAGGTCATCGACGCTGTCGTCAACATCATCGGGAGGCTCAATGGCCGCAAGTGAGAAGATACTCGGCAGCCTACACGAGGTTGTCACGGAGTCGCTACTCCAGGACTTCGAGGCTGCTGAGGCAATCGAGGACCCCGTGACCCGCACGCTCGCCCGAGACAAGGTCCGAGCCCAGGCTATCACGTTCCTCAAGAACAACAACATCACCGCAGACCCTGAGACTGACAAGGGCTTGGCTGCTCTGCGCGAGAAGCTGAAGAACCGCAGCAACCAGCGCCCGGCCAAGGCCACGTTGACTGAGGCTGCGGAAGCCTTCGCTAAGGCCAACGGAGACATGCTGCAATGAAGCCCCGCGAGTCAGCCGAACTAGCGATGGTACGCTGGGACCTGCTGAACGAGGTGCAGTCGCACTACCGTAGCTTCATCCCGTTCCTTGAGGACGTGATGACGGAGCTGGGCTTCAGCACCACGGAGATACAGCAGGACATTGCCGCCTACATGGAGCATGGCCCGCAGTTCATCATGGTGCAGGCCCAGCGTTCTCAGGCCAAGACGACCATCGCCGCTGCCTACGCGGTCTGGTGCCTGATCCACAACCCCAAATACCGCGTGCTGATTATCTCGGCGGGCGGTACGCAGGCGGTGGAAATCAGCACCCTGATCGTGCGGATCATCGAGACGATGGACGTGCTGGAGTGCATGCGCCCCGACAAGCTTGCGGGTGACCGCACCTCGGTCGAGGCATACGACGTGCACCACAGCCTGAAGGGCCTGGACAAGTCCCCGTCCGTCGCCTGCGTTGGTATCGACTCCAACCTGCAGGGTAAGCGGGCTGACTTGCTGATCCCTGACGACATCGAGTCCAGCAAGAACTCAGCGACCAGCGTGCAGCGGGCCAAGCTCCTGCACCTGACCAAGGACTTCACCTCGATCTGCACATCGGGCCGGATCATCTGGCTCGGTACGCCGCAGTCGATGGAGTCTATCTACAACAGCCTGCCGGCGCGTGGCGTCCAAGTCCGCATCTGGCCGGGCCGCTACCCAACAGCCAAGCAGCGCGAGCACTACGGTGCCAGCCTTGCCCCGCTGCTGGTGCGCCGGATGGAAGCTGACCCCAGCCTCACCACTGGCGGTGGCCTACTCGGCGACCAAGGACAACCGGTCGATCCTGAACTGCTCGGCGAAGCCGCCCTGCAGAAGAAGGAACGCGACCAGGGAACCCCGTACTTCCAGCTGCAACACATGCTGAACACGGCACTGACCGATGCTCTGCGCTTCCCACTGAAGCCTGAGCTGCT